CATCGGATTGAGCAGTTTCTTCAAGTAGAGAATTCAAAACATTATTACTTGTCTTGGGGACAGAAACGTTGCCTTTGGTTATGGGAACGTTGGAATCGGTACCAGTCGAATCCATCATCATGGTTTTCAAACTTGTATCTTGTGTCGTGTGAGTTCTAGCTTTGTTTAGATCATTAGTATTACTACTAACTACTACTTCTTTTAACTCTTTACTAAGTCGACTAAATTTATAATCTAACTCTTCTCTTATTACTTCTCTGATCATTTTCTTAAATATAGATAACTTCATTTTTTACTCCTATGTTGGTTTTGGTCTAACGTTCTGCTCTACATAATGGTATTGACTTAAAAATTTTGTATTGGCATTTTTATAAACTCCATTATCATCTAGTTCTCTTGGTTCTGGTTCTTCCAGACTTAATGATTTAATTATTTTATCTATATCAGGAAACATTGGACCTGATTGTTGATTAACAAGTGGAATTGGAACTCCTTGTACTAATGCTCTTGAATTTTGTAATATGTTCATAATGTCCAATAATAATATTCTCAGCTCATCTCCCAATACCATTGGTTGAGCTTTATTCTTTGCTTCCTTTCCTATATAAATATTACCAGAATTAATTACTGAAAATCCTTTATTGTTTAATGTAAAGTTTTTTGTTGCACCAAAATTAATATTTCTATTTGCGGATACGGTAAAATCACCAGCATTTGGACTTCTTGCATCAAATGTTATTTTATCAGAAAATATTATCATTTGATCAAAATCTACTCTATCATCATCACTATTATCTGGATTTACTTTTGAGTAATTATAATCATATGAATTTTCAGCATTGATAGTATCATTACCGTTATTTATTTTAAAAATATCTTCTTTAGTTCTGTTAGCATCAACTGAAAGTTGAAACCCATTAGATAAGAAATTTTGTTCTATAGAACCAGCGGACATCATTGATATAAGTGAACCTTGTCCTAATTGTTCTGTATTGTTTGAAAGTCTATTATTATGTATGTTTAAAATTGGATTTACAGCTCTTGAACCAATACGAATTGAATTACCATGTCTACCTTCTAAAACTAAATCAGTAAATTTAGCAAATTCTACAGCTGTCGTGTTAGTAAGTACTCCTCTATTTTCTGTAATAAAATCTAAATCTAAATTTGTAGAATAAGTTTTGCTTAATGGTTTTGTAGTTATCTTTGGAAATAATTCACTATAACCCTTTTCATCTAATGATACATTATGGTCAAGACCACGATATTGTTTTTCTTTAGAATATGAAGGATTTGGCGAATAGTTTGGATTGTTAAATGTATTAAGTGGACCTATATAATATACTTTTTTATGTGGTAGAATACAAAATAATACTAAATCACCCTTTGTGATGGAATCATGAACACCCCTAAAGAAAGGTCTCGCGGGTAGTTCCTTTGATACGGAAGGTAAGGTTGAATTTAATCCCTTTACCTTTATCATATTTGTCGAGTAAATTTCACCAACACCACCCCTTTTATTATCAGTATAAACTCTACGAACCGTTCCCAAATGAAATTGAATACTATTATCGTTTGCCATTACGAACTATACTTTTCTTTAATTTTACTTATATCAATATCATCGGATTTTTTTTGTATTTCCGCAGCAGCATCTTCAAGTGAATTCATCAATTCTTCTTTTTCATCTTCACTTAATAAACCAACATCACTATCATCAANTAGNTTGATGTTTGCTCATGATACGTTGNATTACGGTTGCTAACTTTAATANATTATCATCATTCTTGACACCGACATCAAGAAGTTCTTTTAATATAGGACCCACGATAGCAATATCCTCGATACCTTGTATGTAACCATGTACCTCTTGGACTAAAAGCTCAATCTGAGTTTTCTTTAGTTTAGAGTTCTCGTATATCTCTTGGGATAAATCAGAGAAATTCTTATCACCGAATATTTTAAAGTCTTTTTCCATAACATTCTATTAATAAATATAGAACGATTAGAAAGTTGTTACAAAGAACCTGTGCTTATTAAATTGTCTATGTGTCCTTTAATAAGAACTTCATGTCGTATTTTTGGATATATTTTACGAAACACATTAGATACTTGGGTTATCTTAGATGTCTTTACATCTGTCATTTCTCTAATCATTATATATAAAGCTTTCTTATTGAAGTTATCAATGTTATTCTTATTCCGACATAGAAACAATATTGATTCAGCAACGTCTTTATCATGCTGTTTAGGAAATAGAGTTTCTAAGTTGTTTTCAAAATAAGTTAATGTCTTTTTAAATACATCAGATGAAGGTGATTTTTCTATAACTTCATCATCAACACCGTGGGTATATAGAGTATCGATATCATCGTGGATTTTTAACTTCTTATAGTTAGCATTATTATTCAATATAAGATAATTTTTAGCAACTACACTAAAATAACTAAATGCTTTACTGCCTTTAGTCTCATCAAATTTATGGATATTAATAACTAAATTAGAAACTACTTCTTCCTGTAGGTCTCGGAAACCATAACTGAAGTAACTAAACTTAAAGGTATTGATTATATTTTCTGCTAACTTTAAGAAAGCAGTATGAATCTCTTCCGTGTATACTTTATGTCTGAATGGTATATCATCAGACCTGTTATATTTTACAATCGCATCATGTACTGGCGTACCAAAATATATCTTACTTTTCTTTTTTCTCTTCTTTACTATCTTTTTTACTACTTTCTTTGCTGCCATCATCAACCTCAGTTTCAAATAATTGTTCTAGTTGTTTTCCGAGTTGTTTGACTTCTTGAAAAAAGAAGCCAACTTCATCATCAGACTCGAATGTACCCTTATCGTCTATTAGTTTAAGTTGATGTTTTATTGATTCTATAGTAGTGTTTATGTTTAGTATTATTAATTCGTAGTTAGTTATTCGTTTTAATGCGTAGAAAGTTATTACACTTGTGCAGAGTGCAATAATTCCAAATAAAACCGTTATTATGTAATGTAACAATTAAGACTCTTCTTCTATTATTTTTATTTCTTCTTCTACTTTTTCTATTACGTTGCTTAGATAAGTTAAATCTTTATCTTCTTCAATTATTAATAATAAATCTCGTATTTCTTGTAGAAATGCTAAAAATTCATCCATTAAGATTCACCAACAATTTGATTCATTAATTCCCTAGCATCATCATCATCAAAATCATATTCATTTTTTTCTAACTCATCATCAACCAAATGTCGCAATTCCGAATATTTGTTTTTTACTGCATCAACCATTTCCATATCTTCACCCTCCAAGATATCCAATACGTCATTTAAATTATCATTTAATTCTAATAATCTTTTTTTAACTTTATAGAACATTTCTTTATGTTGGTGTTGTGCAAATTCTAATTTATCTAATCTAGTCATGATGGTGGTTATGACATCCACGATTTCTTTTTGTGTAGTTTTCATATCTATCCATAAATAGTACCATATTAATAAAAATCATTTAGGATTTAAGTGTTATTGATATACATCCATTCCAGCATCACCAAGTGTTTTTAATTCTCCACGTTATCGCTATCGGAATAATTATCCATACCTGTATCTTCGAGTTCATCTTCATTATAGTATTCAAGATTTACTCTTTTATTGTTTTTGTAATTAGGATCAGATTTTATTGTTTTTTTGTCAAGTGATCTCATTTGTTTTTTATCATTATTAGTTAGCATACAATCTTTCATAAATTGTTTCATGTCTATTTTCGTTTTCATTATTAACCTCTTATGTTTTAATTTTTAGGGGCGTAGAAGAAAGGAAGAAAGAACTACGCCCCATATAGAACCTCTATTGAGATTCAATTCTTTGGAGAACGATAACCTATTTGTTTATCCGATATAATATACAACTTAATTATACCAATGTCAAGCATTATTTTTATTATTTTTCATATCTCGTTTAGTTTTTTTCTTATGACATGGGCGGCATAAGGTTTGCATATTATTTAATTCATAGTAAGACCAATCTAACTTATTGGCTTTGATTCCCTTTTGTTCCATTAATGGTTTAACGTGGTCTAAGTCCCAAGTACGCCTGGTACATTGTTCTCCACAATCATTACACTTCCCTTTGTCTCGTTTCCATATATGTTTTCTAGCTTCACTTGAATGATAGATAATCATATAGTCTGTAGCACAATCTTGATGCCAAGTCTTACGAGTATTATGTACTTTATTCTCTATAATCTTTTTACCACACCAACGACATGTTCCTTTTTCTTGAACGTAGTAAG